TACCTTGCTTATCTTGTGCTAAGTAAACTGCAGTTCTAAATTCTAATTGTGCAAAGTCCACTTCAAGTATACTACCCTTTTCAAATCTAGATGTAACAACTTTACGTATGGGAAATGTTTTACCTCTAGGTTGATTTTGAAAGTTAGGATCTCTGCTAGATAATCTACCAGTTGCAGTAACTGCTTGCATAAACTTAGGATGTAAAAAACCTTTTTCATTTGTAAAATTTTTTAAACCTTCTACAAAAGTATTTAAATAAGTATCTACTGCATTATGCCTAACTATTGCATCTATAAATTCTTTAAACTCTCCTTCAGCTTCAGCAGCTATTTTATTTAATGTAAGTTTATCAGTTCTAAATCCAGATTCTGATATATCAAATACACCTCTAGGTCTTTGCCTAAATCCTGCATACTTTGCCATCTCTGTATAAACATATCCATCACCATCACAATCAGAACACTTAGTATAATTTTTATATGGGCTACCATCTTTCTTAATTCTTTTTATTACACCTTTACCTTTGCAACCAACACATTGTTGTGCAACTGTTCTATAAATCTTTTGAACATTATTATCTACTAGATTTCTAAACTGAACTCTAGAATAGTTTGGTCTTCTTTTATTCTTACCAGTATTTTTATCTATACCTATATTAAATATCTTACACCACTCCTTTTTATCTTTAGGTTTAACAGAATATATTAACCAAGATAATTGTTCTGGACTAGATAAATTAATTTTTGTATCACCCATTTGTTTATAAACTATCTTATCTATTTTTTGTTTTAGATATGCAAACTCTGCTCTATATTCTTTTTCTACTTGCCCTA